GCAAGGGTATCACCACCAACAACGGAGCGACGTTCGCAGCCGGCAGTACCCTAGAGCTGCTGGTAGGTAATGAGACCGACCCGATTGCACCGGGCAGCTACCCGATCGGCAAGATATTCACGACCGACACGGCCGGGACATGGGCCCCGGGCGCTGGAACCTACGTCTTTGCCGGCAACCTGACCTACGAGGCAAGCGCAACCGACGCGCTAACGATCACCAATAGCGCCAACCCCAACTTCTCGCTAGCAGCGAATCTCACGATAACAGACGGCGGAGGCACGGTCACCTACACCAAGGGCACGGGCGTCATCACGTTCACTGCCAACGCCACGTACACCGATGGTAACGGCGTAGCACCCGACTTAGAAGCGATCGTCATCGCCGGAGGGACGTTCACCCAAGCAGCGGACATCGATACTTGCGACGGCTTCGCCGTACAGAGCGGAGCCACCTGGGACCCGGGTAGCTCTGACCTAAAAACGGCCAACGGCGGCGACCTGATACTAGAGGCCGGCTCGGACGTGGCGACCGTCAACCTGGACGGCCGGACCTGGACCGTGGACGGCAACTTGCTGATTCAAGGCAAGCCGGACGCGCTGCTCGACATGGCTGCCAGTGCGGCACTAACGATCAATAACGTCAGCGGCACCAATACCGCGTTTCACTGCAAGATGCAAAACGTGGCACTTACCGGAGCACAGACCGGCATCGGTTGGAACTGCTTTCGTTCCGACGGAACCACGCCGTTGCTGGGATTTGAGGACGGCACGGGAAACACCGGCTGGACGTTCTTCGCGATCCCCAAAGGCGGGATCGGGATAGGACTATCACTCACCGGGGCAACCCCGGGCAAGCTATAAAGGATCATACCCATGACTATTAGAGGTTGGACAGTCCACGCACCCGCCGTCGATACCGCGGCTATAGCCACCACGACTGCCCAGGGGAATGGCAAGCACCGGCTCGCGGACGTGCTCTTCAGCTATGACGCCGCGCCTACCGCCGGTTCGCTTCTCATCAGTGACGGCACGACTGACATATTGGTCGCAATCACCGACGCAGGACCCGGGCGGATACCATCGCACTTTCTCCCGATCGAGTCAACGGACCAAATCACGGTGACACTGGCAGCCGCGGGCGGGGCAGTAACCGGCACACTGAACATCCGCAACGCCGAGCAGTCCCCTAATCTGCTCGGTGGCTAGGTAACCAACGCGGGGCAATACTCCAATGGGAGGGCGAGGCCATGAAGGTGCAAATGGAATTCGAGGAGTGGGATCAGCACTTACTGGAGAAGGAAAGGCTGCGGAAAAAAGCAGAGGGGCTACAAGATCGGGTGGGACAATTGGAGGCCGCAAACAGACACCTCCAACGGGAGCAAGAGGCCGACGAATTTCAGACCGAGGCCCCGCCGGACGATGGCGACTTAATCATGGTGACCGGTTGGTTCTGGCATAGGGCGAAGGCGTATCGGGTCGAAGCGGGGGAACTGAAGGCACGGAATAAACGGCTCGTAAGCCGCAATAAACAGCTAGTCGCGGAAAGCAAGGGCGAGAGCGTTGCATCGACATCTACGTCAGGCAACCGGAAGTGCCGCGTTACCGTGAACCCCATATTCGCATTGTCTTACCGTCAAGGAACTTTGGGGCTGCCCGATAGGGTGTACGTGAAGCGTATGGTCGGCACCCTGGAAAGCGGAGAATATGATATACTGTTCCAGGGCCCTGGTTTGCCGGAGTGGTGCGAGACTCAGGAGGGCGCGGCCGTGCCCAAGGGACAGCTCAGGGTTACCGAGCGGCGAATCAGCGGACTGGGTATCGATAGTTTCCTAGGAGCCACGGCTATTTCCCTAGGGTTCACGATCGAGGTTGTGAAGCCATGACGATCCGGGACCGAATCAAGGAACTCTCGCCGAGCGGAGGCGTCAACGTATTGGCGCTGGTAAAGGGTTCGGAACGTTACGTGTTCCTCTACGACGAAGCCAGCCGTGCCGATACACTTAGGACGCTGGGACGCTACGCATCGAACGAGGACCTGAGCTTCACGTGGTCCGATGCCGCCGTACTCAGCCAGCGGATACGTCAGGCACCAGATATAGGGCTGGAACCGGAGGTGAGGAGATGAGCGAGACAGACAAACCACGCAAAGGGGAGAAATACCCACCCTTTACAGTGATAGATGTCCCGGCGGACGTGGAGTACAGCCTCAAAGGAGGGGCTATCGTCTTGCATCTTTTGCGGGACGAGCCGGATAAGACGGTCTGCACGCGGTGCTATCGAGAGTTACCGGTGGCGGAGATAATCTCGACGTACAACTACGGCTGGTGGGGGGAGAAGTCGGGACGCACTGGCGGGGTGTGCCTCAGGTGCTCGAGCGAGGAAATTCGCGAGATAGGCAAGTGGGTGACGGCGAACATAGTCGTTATCGCGACAGGGATGGTAGCGTTAGTTGCCAGCTTCCTCTTCATAGCGATGAGAGACTACTGATGAGCGAACCACAGAACTACTATATCGCACTGACCTGCGCCCCGACGCCTCAAGGCATCGCATGTCTGCCGACCAGCCACGTCGCCCGCTGTAAGGCGGTAGGGTTTTGGGATGATGACGCCGTACCCAAGCCGGATGACGGGGTAAGCGTCGAAGCCTTCGCTGGGACCACCGGGCAGATCGTACAGTCGAAGATCATGGAAGCATACTCGCAGGAGCCGGTCATCGTCTGGACGCAATCAGACACGAACGCGAGGACACCCGATGGGGGGGCCTAACCTAGGAAGGAATGACCATGCTAGTATTGACAAGGAAGGTAAACGAACGGATCCTCATCGGCGAGACTATCACCATAGTTATCGTGAAGATAAGTGACTACGATGGGCACTTGTCCGTTCGCCTCGGAATAGACGCACCCCGAGAAGTGGCGATAGCCCGCAGCGAACTGCTCGTGTGCAAAGGCGATGGGCATGGGTAGACCTAAGTTAGACATTGATCCAAAGCTTGTCCTGCGGGCGCTGAGGATCGGTTGCACGACCCCGGAAATAGCGGCCTTGTGTGACTGCTCGGAGGATACCATTGAGCGGCGTTTTGCGGGTGTCCTTAAAAGGGGGCGGCTACTGTTCTGCGCCAGTATTCGCCGGCAGCAATACCGGATGCTGAAGAAGGGGGACCGCACAATGGGTGTCTGGATGGGCAAGCAGTACCTCGGGCAGGCCGACAAGCAGGAAATCGAGACGACCGGCAAGAGCGAGATAAAGGTGGTGGTCGAGCATGACCGGAACTTCTACGGCAACGCAAACCGTCTGCCTACCGGCGGCAATGGCGCACCAATTACCGATCTTACAGAGTCCGGCGAGGCACAAGCTGGTCGTCTCGGGTCGCCGGGTGGGGAAAACGGCAACGGGTCTAATAGCAACGGTACAGGGCCACGGACCTGAGCCCGGGGCGTTGCGTGGGGCTGTGGACGGTGGCACGATCTGGTGGGTCGGCCCAACGTTCACCATCACGCAACTTATCTGGCGGCTGCTGAAGACGGCCTGCTGCGGTGCCTGGGTGGAGAAGAGCGAACAGGACCATCGGATCGAACTACCGGGCGGCGGCTCGGTCTGCGTCAGATCAGCCGACAACCCCGACCGCGGTAGCTTGCGAGGTGAGGGCCTAGACGGCCTGGTAATTGACGAGGCAGCCTTCATATCCAAACGGGCATGGGTCGAGTCGCTTCGGCCGGCGTTGTCCGACAAGCAGGGCTGGTCGATGATGCTAACCACCCCAGCGGGCTACAACTGGCTAAAGGAGCAATGGGACGCGGCAGCCGTAGATGACACATGGGCACGGTTCCGGCTGCCGACGTCAGCTAACCCACTGATCCCCCAAAGCGAGCTAGACGCAGCCTACCGTGACATGGGGGCCCGGGCGTTTGCCCAGGAGCATGAAGCACAGTTCACCGACGTCGAGGGGGCGGAGTTCGACGGCGCCTACTTCGGCGACTCGATATGGTTTGACCAATGGCCGCCCGAGGCCGAAATACAGTGGCGAGTCATCACGCTGGACCCGTCGAAAGGGGCCACTGAGAAGTCGGATTACTCGGCCTTCGTCATGATGATGCTGGACAAACACGGGGTAATGTGGGTTGACGCAGACATAGCGAAGCGTGATACTCACCGGATAGTGGTAGATGGCATCAGGCTGGCCCGGGAGTTCGAGCCCCATGCGTTCGGAGTCGAGACCAATCAGTTTCAAGAGATGCTCGTCAAGGACTTTGAGCGAGAGTCCCTCAAGGCGAAGGTGTTTCCCAACTTCTACGGTATCGATAACCGCATCAATAAAGTGGTCCGTATTCGAGGCGGACTTACTCCGTATCTGTCTCGCGGACAGATTCGATTCAAACGCGGAAGTCCGGGTGCCCGGCTGCTAGTCGAACAGCTTAGAGGCTTCCCGGTAGCAAAGCACGAAGACGGGCCTGACGCCCTGGAGATGGCGGTTCGGCAGATGCGACACGTATTCAACCACGGGGTAGAAGACCAGCGGGCAGAGATCGGAGCGTGAGATGGATACAAAGATGAATCGGTCCACCGAGGCCAAGATACTACGTGCCGAAGTTAATCGGCTATGGGAAGAGAACGCAGAACTCCAAGCCACGGTATTTACTGGTCAGCCGCCGTGGGTTGACTACTTCGGCATGTCGGTCACTCTACCGATCATCAAGCAAGAGTTGCAAGTAACTATCAAGCCCAAAAGCGGGCCAGAACGATTTATGACCATCGAGCTACTGGACGATGGCGAGACGCTCATCACAGCCCACGGGACAGAGCCGGCAAAGACTCGCTTCGCTTACAAGGGCGAGGCTACTCCCGAGCCCGAGTTCATTGTCGGGGCCACGTTAGCCAAGCAAGTGGCGTCGGAGATCAAAGCCAGGGAGGTGCAGCGGATGACGAGCCCATTCGTGCCGCTCGACACGAGCGGCCTATGCCACGGCGAGACGGCCCGCTTGCAACTCAAGGTAGACAGTTTACTCGCAGAGAACGCGAAGCAAGCGACCGAGATACACGAGCACGTTGAGGCAGCCATGGCACTACGAGCTGAGAACGCCAAACTGCGCAAGGACAACCGCCCATGGGTGAAACTGCAAGCGGCCGAACAAGAGGCCAAGCGGCTGCGGATAGCGAATGGGCTGCTGAGGACCGAGCTGACCGCAGCCGAGACCGAACGAACGATGGAGTTTTCCGACAGTGAAACCGCCCAGATGGTGGTAAAGATGAGCGAAGAGTCCATCAGACGGGGGAGCGAAATCTTAGACCTGAAGAAAGAGATTAACGTCCTGAGGATGGCATTGGTCGCGAAAGATAGTGACTAGATAACACACGCCGGGGCAGGCATGTTTAACAGTAAACTGCGGCGCATACGCGCGCAGCACGAGGAAGCGCGTCTCCTGCTGGAGACAGCCCAATACCGCGCGCGTCAGGGGCTGATCGACGGCAGCGTCCGGACCATCAAAGAGTCCTGGGGCGATCTAGTCCAGGTTCCCGAGCAGCATGGGTTCGACGGTACGGGCTTTCATGTCGGCGGCGGACACGGCGCGCAACTTGGCGATCGCGACCACGGCCGGATGCCGCCGATCATCAACGTCGAGTCGGACTTGACGACAATTCGAGCCCGGATGCGCCTGCTGCTGGAGACCTCCCCCACGGCCATCGGTGTGATGGGCAACCTGGCAAACTTCATTATGGGGACCGGGTTCGACTATCGGGCAGTCGTCAAGAAGGTGCGCAGTAGTCAGCCGACGGCGCTCGCGGCCTCGTTGGTCTCCGCTGTTGACGACATCATTGACGAGTTCATTGACCACAATAAATGGGCCGGCGCGATGGAGCGGGAGATATTCCAGCGCTCCAAGCGGGACGGCGAAGGCATTCCCACGTTATGGCACACCGGAGGGGGACAAGTCACGGTTCGCACAGCAGAGCCAGAGCAGATCACGGAGCCGGCCGCCCCTGGCGTCATCGAGAAATGGATACTCGACCGTCGTATTGGGCTATGGGACGGGCGCCCCAGTGATTGGCGGTTCGGCGTCCATACCGACGCCCGGGATATCACCAACGTGTTCGGCTACTACGTACAGTGGTCCGACGACGCTCAGGATTGGGACTACCTGCCAGCATCCCGGGTCGAACACATCAAGCTTAACACCGACCAGACGATCAAGCGGGGGCTATCTGACTTCTACCCGGTCCACTCGACGCTGACCGACGCGGAGAAGCTGCTCACCAACACGGCCCGAGGGGCAGCGGTCCAAGCCGCTATTGCCTTTATCCGGGAGCACGCCGCAGGCGTCGAAGCGAACGAGATCAAGCCGATGATCGCAGCCAATGCCCACGCCGAAGTGCAGACGCATACTCACGGCCAGGGCACAAAGCAGACTAGTGTCACAGAATACGCCCCCGGCTCCACCCTCGATACCGGCGCGGGTGTCACATACAAGCCGGGCCCACACGGCGCAGCCCACGCGACCAACTTTATAGCCATCGAGCAAGCCGTCCTCCGTACCGCCGGCACCCGGTGGAGCATGCCGGAGTACATGATTTCAGCCGACAGCAGTAACGCGAACATGGCGAGCACGATGGTCGCCGAGTCGCCATTCGTCAAGATGGCCGTGACCGAGCAAGCGTTCTACATCGCGGCCTACACAAGCCTGCTCTGGAAAGTCGTGGCCATAGCCCATGATGCCGGCCGGTTCGCCGGGTTCGAGCTATCGTTTGCCCAGATCAAGCGGCTTGTCGAGATCAAGATTGAAGCGCCTCGCGTTGCTGTCCGTGACGCCAAAGAAGAGACCGAACGCAATGCTCTGCTGTTCAAGTTCGGCCGGCTTTCCCCCGAAACGTGGTCCGCCCGCGAAGAGCTAGACCACGAGCAAGAGCAGGCTCAGGGCGCGGTGCAACAGGTGATATCGACAGACTTCGGGGAACAGCCGATAGCGCCGGCCGGTCCAGGGCGGCGCTCAGGCGACGGTACGCCACCACCTGCGGCAAATCAGCCGGCGGCTTCGGATGGCACGGGCCAGGCCCCTGACAACGTAGATGCCACGGTGTCGCTTAACGGCGCCCAGATCACGGCCGTCAAGGATGTGCTGGCTGGTATTACGGCAGGCACCACCGCCACGCTAGTTGCCACCGAACTGCTTGTTGCGGTCGGGCTTGACAGGAAGCGGGCGGCCGCGATGGTCCAGGCAGCCGGCCAACAAACTACCCCAGCCACAACGGCAGGAGGCTAGACGATGCAAATCCAACTACTTGAAGCCACTAGTTCCCCCGACGCTCAGGTAGACACGGAGGCCTGCGTTATCCGCAACGTCAAGGTGATCGGCCGCCAGTCGCGCAACGGCCGCGTCTACGGAGAGGCGTGCCTACGAGAGGCAATCCCTCGCTACGAGGGCCTGACGGTCAACTGCGACCACCGCCAGCGTAGCCCCGACAGTCATTCGGACCGCCTGATTGCGGAGCAGTTCGGGTGGCTGGAACGTGTCCGCGAACACCCGACCGGCCTGATGGCTGACCTGCATTATTTGGCAAGTTGCCGGCTGGCCGATCAGATCGTGGAAACCGCGCGGCGACGTCCAGGAATGCTAGGCCTCTCTCACGAGGCTATCGGAGACGCGAAACAGGAAGGCGACGTCGTCCAGGTAAATCACATAACCGAAGTCTTTAGCGTAGACGTGGTTACGGACCCCGCAACCACTGACTCTCTTTTTGAAAGTAAGGAGTATAGACAGATGCCAGAACAGAACGCAGTACTGCCGCCCGAGGCCGCACCCGCGGATCCGCTGGTTGCGCCCGACGTGGTTACCGACGCCCCGCCGGCCGATCCAGTGGAGGCTATCGTAGTATCGTTCAGAACTGCCGCACAGGCCGTCCTGGACGATGTGAGCCTTGATGAGGCCGCCGTAGTGGCGGCAATCAAAGAGCTGATGCGAGCCCGAGACAAGGTGGTAACCATTGTTTCCGGTGAAGCCCCGGCCGCCGAACCCGCAGCCGACGCGGCGCCCGCCGAAAAGCCGACGCCCGAGAGCTTCCAGCGGCTCCGTAGCGACAACGCCAACCTACGACGGCGTGAACACTGTCGCAACTTGCTTGAGTCCGCTGGCCGAGCCCCTACAACGCTCCGGGTGGCAGCGGTGGCCGGCCTGACCGATGAGAAGCTGCAACTGCAACTGATCGAGTCGTTCCCCAGGGATTCCGGCAGCGTCGATCGCCCCCGGTCGATGCCGCTGTCTACCGTCGAGGAGAAAAGCAACAAACCCGTGACCGACGGCAAGTCGTTTGCGGCTGCCGTAACCGGTTGAAAACGTTACCCCCACCCCACTTACAACGAAAGGATACCGACACATGAATCGCCCACATGTGTTTCTCGCTATGCCCCGGTCCAGCGCCAAGCTGAACATGGGGGTTGCGCGCGCGTTCTTCCAGACAGCAACCGAACCCGGGAGAATGACGCTGCTACTCGATGTGCTCATGAGCAAGGTGCCGGCCGACATCAAGATCGCCGGTGCGTTGCGTGAGTGCGGCCCGGAGGGTATGGGACAAGCGATGCCGCCTGACGTGCTACAGCCGATTGTCAAGGTCCTGACCGACCCCGATACCAGGGAAGTCGAGAAGATAGCCAAGGCCACCCAGGCAGCCCATAGCCTCAACGGCCTGGATATCACCCGGGCTGATAAAGTGTCTTCCGCGTTGTGCGAGAACTTCAACAGCCTATGGGGCTTGGCTCTGACAACCAAGACCGGCAAGCGGCCGTGTTCGCATTTCGCGATGATCCACGATGACATCGAACCCAGGCGAGATGTGTTCTGGTTAGATGTCTTGATGGATGAGATGCGGCGCACCGGGGCGGATGTCATGTCGGCGGTATCCCCGATAAAAGACCCACTCGGCAAAACCAGTACCGCAGTCGGCGACGCCGACAATGCTTGGGACAACCGCCGCCTGATGATTAAGGAACTGGCGGCCCCGATCGTAATGGACGAAAGCGGTAGCCCGATTGGCAAGTCAGAGAGCGATGAACCCGAGCGGCCACGGCTGCCGGAGACGTTCGGGATTGACGAGTTGGTAGAGTGGGACCCGACGCTTGAGGGCAAGTGCCTTCTGATGAATACCGGCCTCTGGCTCGCTGACCTGAGCAAGCCATGGGTCAATGACGTATGCTTTGAGACGTGTCAGCGCCTGACAATCGGAGACGACGGCGCGAGACACAGTTGGTTTGCCCCCGAGGATTGGCTCTTTGCCCGCCAACTCGCCCACTGGGGCGCAAAGGTCATGGCCACAACCAAGGTGCCTCTGATCCACTGGGGCGATGCGGCCCCGTGGCCGTGCCCGGGCGAATGGGGCAACGAGACAGACGAAGAGTTTACCGCCCATCTGGCGGCTGATGTCCCACCTCCAGAACAGCCTGAGTGCATCCGCAGGGTGGCTGTATGCTAAGTACCTTGAATCACTGGATGGCTTGCATGCCTAATGTCAACAACCATGGCTGCTGGCAGACCCGCACGGGCGAGGGTCACGTTGACGATCGCGGCCTTGCCTCCGCACTGATAGAGTTCATCGGTGGTCATACCGTGATTGACTTCGGCTGTGGGTTGGGTGCCAACGTAGAAGCCATCGGGCCCAACGCCCGAGGCTACGACGGGAACCCGCATACACCGCTGATAGCGGGCGACCGATGCGAGGTACTTGACCTAGCCGTCCCGGTTCTCGTCGAGCCGGCCGACTGGGTTCTATCGTTGGAAGTCGGCGAACACATCCCGGCCGAGTTTCAGGATGCGTTTATCGGCAACCTACATACCCACAACCGTTTGGGGATCGTCATCAGTTGGGCGGTTCCGGGGCAGGGCGGTTGCGGTCACGTCAACTGTCGAGATAACGGCTACGTCCGTGGCATCTTCCACGAACTGGGCTACACCAGCGACTATGGGGCACAGACGCAACTACGCGCCGCCGCCTCCATGGTCTGGTTTAAGAACACGCTTATGGTTTTCCGGCGATAGACGTCGGACCAACACTACACGAAAGGACTATGGGGCACATGGTAAAACTACTTCAACTTCCGGACTTTATCGAGAGGCGTCGAGAGTACACGCTAGAGACCGATTTCTTCGAGGAGTCGCCGAGGCAGATGTTCGACGCCTACACAATCGCCGAACTGGCGGCCAACGCCAACTTGGCCTCGGTTGTCTTCCAGACTGCCGGGCAGTCGATCTACATTCATGACGTCGGCATTCTGCCTACCACGGTCGCCGACGTGGCGCCAAACAATGGCAACACCTGCGCCGTGACGATTACCACGGACGGGACTATCGGCGTGGTCACAAAAACCTATCAGACCGATGTGGTGTGGCCAGCTGTTGACACATACGACTCGCTGTTTACGTCCGGGACTGCCGGGCGGCGGCACCTTGCTCAGGGCGGCCACCTCGAAGTGGGTGTGGTCCAGGGCACGGCCTCCAATATCAGCGTTACCGATCTAGTGGTGACCTACTCGGACGCTAACGCCTACCCGGTCCCCGGCTTCCAGGTTCTCGTCACCGACGGCGGGTCTATCGCTATCACGACCGATGGCGTCAAGCGTATCTGCCGCATAACGACCGGGGCGACGGACAATGACGAGGCCTATCTCTTCTCGTCTGGGGAGAGCTTCAAGTTCCTGGCTAACAAGCCGTTCGTTGCCGAGTGTAAACTTGCAATCACTGAGGCAGACGACGATCGCGCCATGGTAATATTCGGACTAATGAGCGACGTGGGCGCCGGCGACGCAATGCAAGACGACGAGGATGGCCCTAAGGGCACCTACTCCGGCGCCATCATTTTCAAGATGGGCACCGACGTTGGTACGCGAGTGTGGAACGTTGAAAGCTCTGTCGGCAGCACCCAGGTTCCGGCAACCGGCAACGGTACGGCCAGTACTGTGGTCGCGTCCACTGGGGGTGTGTTTCAGACCCTTCGCATCGAGTTCCTGCCGACCACCACCACCGGCAATCAGGTCAACTTCTTCGTCGACGGAGTTCAGATCGGAAGCAATATCCAGACGCTTACCAGCGCCACGGAAATGCACCTCGTGGTTGGCGTCAAAGCCAGTAGCGCGGCTGCTGAGATCGTCGACTGCGACTATATCGGCTGTTCCCAGATGCGATAACCATCGGAGCAACGCGACACTACAACCTACAATTTCACGACATTCACATAGGGGCAAACTATGAGACGATTTCGACGAACCAGCCCGCAATCTCTCGCACGAGAGATCGGCCGGCTTTACAGGGCGGACGGCGCCGTGGCCACCTGCCGACACATGCAAGAATCGCTGGAAGAGGGGCACCTGAGCCTCGGCCAGTTTTCGCTCCGGAGCCTGGCGGAAGAGTTGGTCGGCCGGGAGTGGGTCGAGAGCCTCAACCCCCGGCACGAGACCGGCATGGTGCTGACCGAGGCCAACAGCGCGGTCGATACCTCGGTCTTCTCCAACATCTTCGGACAATTGGCGTACAGCGCCATCATGGACGCCTACGACAATCCCGCCTTTATCGGCGACCAGCTTGTCACGACCGTGCCCACCACGCTCAACGGCGAGCGGATTCCGGGCATGAGCACTCTCGGTGACGACAGCGAAATAGTTGACGAGGCGCAGCTGTACCCGACGACCGGCATCGCGGAAGACTGGATCGACACGCCGGTGATCCCAAAGCGTGGTCACATCGTGCCGGTCACGAAGGAAGCCGTCTTTCACGACAACGTCCACTTGGTGCTGACGCGCGCCGGTGAGGTCGGCAACTCTCTGGGCATCAGCAAGGATAACCGGATTCTTGACGTCGCGCTCGGCGAGACCAACAACTACAAGCGAAGGGGGTCGAGCTTCAACACGTATGCGGCCAGCGGCGGGCACGGGATCGTCAATCAACACAGCGGAGTGCTGGCCGATTGGAGCGACATTGACGAGGCCGAGTTGCTGTTCGACGCTATGACCGACCCGAACAACACCGAGCCGATCGACGTGCTGCCGACGACCTTGATCGTCCCGTCCGCGCTGCGGCACAAAGCCCGGCAAATCTTGGGTGCCGAGCGAATCGACTCGCGGCCGAACCTCACGAACGCGGCCGGCGAGATCACGATAGGCCCGTCCACGCTCTCGCCTTACGAGTTGCTCACTAGCCCGCGTATCAAGGCCCGGACATCAAGCGCCGCTCAATGGTGGTTCGGCAATCCGAAGAAAGCGTTCTGGTACATGGAGAACTGGCCGATCACGATCACGCAGCAGGGCCCGGATAGCCCCGAGGCGTTTAGTCGGGATATCGTGGTCCAGTTCAAGGCGTCCGAAAAGGGCGTGCCGGCCGTTGTCGATCCCCACTTCATGGTGCATTCTGACGCGGGCGAATAACCCACACCCGTCCGAAAGCCCTAACTTAGGAGGCAGCTAATGCCCAGAAAGAAGCGACAGCCGGCCCCGCACGTTCCGGCCCCGAAACCCGAGCGACCGCCCCCAGCCGAGGCGGTTGCCGTAGACGATGACGACGTAGCCAAGCCGCTCGCTGAAGCGGTAGTTCCGGAGCCGGTGCCCGCTCTCCAGAAATTCCGCGTCACCTGCGCCAAGGTCAAGAAGCCCGGCGACCCCGAAAAGGCTAACATCATCATGGCTGAAGACGCTCGGTCGGCCGTCATAGCGTTTTTGGAAGCTCGCCCGGTGCTTAGATCGGACGACTGGGCGGACCCCCAGGCCAGCATGGTCGATTAACGGGAGCATAACATGGCGACCGTACTTGAAAACCTGAGGACCCGGCGGGAAACCGTCGCGCAGATACTTGCCGACATCGACAGTACCGCTGCCGGCGGCAAACCGGATGACGCGGCGACCGGTATCGACCACACCGAATACCGGCTCTCGCTCTACCGGGAACTGGAAATGCTCGATAAGAGGATTGCCGCCGCCGGTGGCGGAACCTTTGAAATCCATAGCAGGGCGGTGTCCGGATGACGCTATTCGAGGATCTTCAGCAAGACTACCTGCACGTCGACGGGATTCAAACCGTGACCTACACCGACGAATCTGCGTCGACGTCGGTCGCTACCGTCAAGGCGGACACGCAGGCCCTCGATAAGCGCGAGACTTCGCTTGCTGGACAGCTCGGGCTACAGCCGAACGTCAAGGTCTGGCGAGTATGGTCGGCTACGCTCGAAGGTATGGTACCAGACAAGGGCGACAGCATCACGGACAGCGAGTCGAAGGTCTGGACTGTAAAGTCATTGACGGAAACCCGGCACGGCACGACCTCGATATTCCACCGTGCCCTGTGCGAACAGCAGAAGTATGCCTGATGCCCCGCCAAACCGCAGAAGAGTTCGCCGCCGATTTCAACACGCTGGCCGCCGCGTTCGGGCAGGATATGACGGCCGCGTTGCAGGAATGCGCGCCGCTCATCTTGAAAGGCATAGAAGAGCATTTCGACGAATCCCGCACCGCTGCCGGAGAGGCGTGGCCTGCCCGAAAGGACCCGGGCCCAACCCACCCGCTGTTGATCCTGGAAGGCACGCTGAAGTTGGCCGCAACGCTCGGCCAGATCAACGAGGTGATCGATGGGCAAACGCTCAAAGTGGGCGTCGACAAAGACGTGGTTCCATACGCCGGCGTTCACCAGTTCGGCTTTCCGGAAGGTAACATCGCCCAGCGTGAATATCTGGCGATGTCCGACGTAACCATCGGGGCGTGCGGCGACGTGATCGCCAAACACGCGGTCAGCCAAGTAGAGGGGTAGCGTGGTAGCAACACCAACACTAACGGTAGCAGACCAAGCCGACGGCACCGGAGCCACGGCGACCGTCGCGGATGGTGACGCTGAGTCGGACCATACCATCTTCACAATGGCATTTAACGGAGCGCTTGGCACCGGCACCTGGACAAACAGCGGTGACCGCGAGGGCGACGGGACCGTTGATCTGTCCCTGACCGCGGGCCATTACTTCGCCTACTGCTTGGCCGAGGATGACAAGGATAGTCCGACTGAGTCCGCCATCTCGACGGTCGTCTATTTCGTCGTGACCACAGGCGACGAGTCGACGCATTACCAGATACTTGTAGCGGTCCAAGCCGTTATCCAGTCGCTGACGCTGGCCGGCCTGGATAACGACAGCGTGGTTGTCAAGAAGCTGCCGCTAGAACGGGCGTTCGACCCGGAGACCGCCAACCCCGTGGTCGCGCTGCCCTGCGTTCTGATTACGCCGGTACGCGAGATAATGCCGCCGACGGCCGGTGTAACCTCGTTTGACGACGTTCTCTACGGCGTCCTGGTCACTACCGTCGGCAAGGACAACCAAGAGAAGACGCTGGCCGCCGATATCGACACGTTCACACTGTGGCGGCAACGGATAGCCATGGCGTTCCGCAGCCAAGGGCTGTCGGCCGTCGCCACGGTTTATAACGCGGTCGTCGAGCCGGCCGACGTCGTTATCCCAAGTGCGTGGCACGCCAACCTGTTCGCGTCCGCCCTACTGATACGATTCACCAGCCGCGAAACCCGTGGCCTAACATAACGGAAAGGCCAAATCATGGCAGACTCTTTTGAAGCGACTATGGGGCATAAGACCCACATGTCAATGGTCATTACGGCGGGTGGGGCGCCTGTCAATACGGCATTGCCCATGCCGGTCGTCAGTGAGACACTTGCCAAGCGGCAGGTCCTCCTGGAGAGACAAGGGCTGCGCGGAGTTAGGGGCCGCGATATAGATGACCTCGCGGTAGGTCCGCACACGGTGGAAGGGACGATTGTCTTGGAGCCGACGTCAGCGGAACTCGTCTACTTGTGGTTTGCGGCCGGGATCGGCACTGGAGTCGGCGTAGAACCGCTGCCGGTGGTCACCCTCGTTATTGACCGTGGGGTGAGTGTCTTCACCTACGCAAGCTGCAAGTTGAGCCGGTTGACCCTGTCGAGTTCGCAAGGCGGCCTGCTACAGGCCTCCTGTGACTTCGTGGCACTGGACGAGTCGGTCGGCGGTGCGGTCGCCGAACCGGCGACCGCCTTGCCGATGTCGCACGGCAATTCCACGCTGGTCATCGGCGCGGTCGATCCCGCCCCTTGTCTGGAGTATACGTTCACGGTCGACAACGCGGTCGAGTCCGGCCGGTTCCTAATGGGCCTGACGATACCGGAGGCAGTGGCTACCGATCGCCGGGTAACGCTTTCGGCAACCCTCCCCTACAATGCCACAAATAAGGCGCTTATAGACGGAAACGTTGCCGGCGTGGAAGCCGTGTTGGTGATAGGCGACGGGACCAATACGCACGAGATCACCATGACAAAGGTTGCCGGCGGTGCCGAGACGCCGGCAACCGGCGGCCGTTCTGAAATCACCATCCCGATCAACCTGACGGCCTACAAGGACGCCGCCACCACGGGCGAAGCCCAGGTGGTAGTCGGCCCGTGACGCGAGCCCTTTTCCTCTGGGTGCCTAAGACCGCCGGATCGAGCATCTGGGCCGCGATAAAGGCCAGCGGTGAAACCTATCAGGAGCTTTGTTATCCGAACCATATCGACCAATACCAGCCGGAACCACGGTTCACAACGTGGGGACATTGCCACGTCGGGACTCTCATCGAGGCGGGGCGGTGCCGGGTTTTCTGCCCGCTTACCGGTGCCTTTACCTTCGCCTTCGTCCGCAATCCGTGGGACCGGCTGGTCTCTTTGTTCCATTACGAATCCCAGAAGCGAAACCTCAACCCCGACGGCTTCCGCAATTACATCCGCATGGTTACGCGCGGGGCGATCGACCCGATTGGCGCATACAATGAGCAGGGCCACTCCAAGGCCAACCGCCAACTCGACTGGCTCCGCTGGGGCGACCGCTGGCTACCCGACTTCGTGGGTCGCTTCGAGAACCTGGAAGCCGACTGGAGAACCGTCTGCGGGGAACTCGGGATAGACGCCCCGCTGCCACACCACAACGCCAGCAACCACGACCACTACAGCACCTACTATACCGATGCGTTAGCCCGGCGGGTCGCCGTCCGATTCGCCGAAGAGATAGACATGTTTCACTATACCTTTCAGGAATCGCCCTTATGACAAACAACCTAAACTACACACCGGATGACGGCTACACCGAGCCCGGCTACATCAAGCCGGTGATTGGCTTGCACGGAGAGTTCCGGTTTCGGTTCCGGCCGATGCTCACCGAGGAGTACAGCCACCTGATAGCCGCGTCGGACGAAATGAGCGGCCAGGCCTACGACCGCAAAGCGGCCGACATGATGCTAGGCAAGCTGACCGAGTGGAACCTGAGCGACGGCAAGGGCGTGCTCGTCCCGATCACACAGAAGACCATCCTCCGTCTGAAGGTCGCGTTATTCAACAAACTGTACAAGATCATTACCGGTACCGACGCGACCGACATCGATCCGCTGTGGTCCGACGATATTACCGACACGAAGGCCGACGAAGAATACGAGTCGGCGTTGAGCGACCGGACGCCGGGTGAGGTCCGCGAAGAGAACGACGCAAAAAACTAAGGCGCGGGGTAGCCCTACTTCTGGCCGACCCCGCGATAGCATCGCTGAGGTGCGACGAATGCGTGGCATGGATAATCGACGAAGAGACCGGCCAACGGAAGATCAGCCGTGGCGTCGAGGTCCCGAGGCCGCCTGGTACAATGCCGCCATGCGTGAAGTGTGCGAAGTGCCAAGGGCGCCCATACGGCGAACAACGGCCGGCCGTTGGCAGACTATCGGAGCTGAGCCGGAAGAACCGGCGGACGCTATGGGCCTACTATGAGCATGAGGCCTGCGGCGGACAGATAACCGACCCGATCACCCGGCGGAACTTCGGCACCATCCGGTGGTTGATAGATAAACTTGGTAGAGACGTGTCTACGGCGGCATTAGCACGGGGCTGACATGGTAGTAGCAGTAGGTGACAGCAGCCGGGAAGTGGTCATCACGCTAGGCGTGGCGCTCGATCCCAAGACAGCCAAGGTCTTTCAGGACACCGCCAAGGCCGCCCAGAAGGCCCAGGATACGGTCTCGAAGGCCACCGCCAAAGCTGCCGACGATGGCGCTAAGGCCGTCGCCAAGGCGGAGGCCGCCAAGTCAAAGATTCTCGACGCTAACGTCAAAGTGCGGGCCAAGCTTGACAAGCAAGCGGCCAAAGAGCAGGCAACGGAGATTGCGGCCAACATCCGCAACGAGGCCAAGCTGCGGGCCAAGTTCCGCACTGACCTGGCTCGAAGCGAACGGGACGCACAACGGGAGAGGGCTCGCGGCGAGCGGGAGGCACAACGCAACCGGGACCAATTGCTCCGCGAAGAGTCCCGAGAGATAGAAGCCAATATCCGGGAGCGGGAGAAAGCGGCGAAAGACGCGGAGCGAGCAATTGCCCGCGAACGGCGAACCAACTCGATCGAGTTCCGCAACGCACAAACCAAGGTTCGCACCGAAAACAGGAAGCTCACCGCGTCGTTCCGGGGCGTTGCCGCCGGTGTAGCCAACGTGGCACGCGGCGTAGCTATCCTGGGTATCGTCGGCGAGAAGGACATAGAGAAGCTTGTCCGCTCGTTGCTAAAGGTGCAAGCCGGGATCGACGTATTCCGTGGTTCGATCCAAACGGTGCTTGCATTGGTCCGAGGCTGGCAAGCCTACCGGGCAGCCGTAACGGCAGCCGCCGTGGCTCAAGGCACACTGGCAACCGCCCAAGCCGTGACCGTCGCCGGCGGCATCGCAGGCGGGGTCGGGGGCAAGGTGGCGCGAGGGCCCGTTAAGGGGGCTATTCCTCCTGTAATCTCAGGCCTTGGTGGCCTTGGGGTGGGTGCGGGGGGGGCGAAGGTTGCCGGTGGCGGTGGCTTGGCGGCGGCAGGGACAGCAGCCGCTCCGTTCGCCGCTGGAGCGGCTGCGGGATTTGGTGTGGGCGCGGCGGGGACCGCGATATACGAGACCGGTAGGGGAATCGCGAAAAGCGGATTTGGCGGTGGCACACAAGTTGGCGGCCCCTCGGACATCATCGGTGGGTTAGAGAGTAGTCTCTTCAGTGGTGCCGCCGGTTTGGTGGGCCTCGACCCACTCGGGTTCCGACGTCAAGAGCGACAAGCGGAGCGGCAGAGGATCACCAATATACGCCTCTCGGCGAATGAGCAGATAGGCACCATTCAGGCCGCCGCAAACCGCGACTTCCGCGCCCGCAACATCACCACGCTAGGTGGTGCCCAAGAAGAGTTGGCGGCGTCGAAAGCCGCGTCGGGTGTCGGCTCGGCAGCGCAACGTACCGCCAACGACCTCCGCACCATCCAGGCTGCCCAGCAGGTCCTCCGGTTCCGCAAGGAAGGTTTGGAGGTGACCCAGGAGCAATCGCGCGTTGAGCTTACCGCACAACAGAAGACACTGACCGGCCTACAAAGGCAGCTCGCCCTGAAGAAGAGCGAACGCGACGCGGCGATCAACGCCAGCCGCTCGGCTTTCCAGCGATTCGGGGCATTGACCGGCATCGAGCAGGCACAGGCAAAGGCCGCGTTTGCCCGCGTCAAGGCGGGGCGGGGGTCGCGAGAAGATGAGATCCGTGTCCAGTCACTTGGGGCCGCCCTGACCGGCGGCATTGGCGGCGAAGCGTTAGAGGAGCGTGGCCGGCGTGGTGCAGGCGGACTCTTCGGCGCTGACTTCCGAATCGGCGAACTCAACCGACAGGTCCGTGGTGCCGAGGCCGCCGCGGGCCGTCAAGACGAGCTAGTCATCCGGTTGATAAACGACGGTGAGGCCGCTATCGAGGGTGCCGCCGTGGGAGACAAGGAATTCGAGCGGGAGATATTAGAAGCGACCAACCGGTTGGCGAAACGGGAGGCGGATCGGCAGATCGGGGCGGTTCGCGAGCAGGCACAACTAGCAGCCGGGGAGCCGTAATATGTTCGTTAAATACGGCGGCTACACACACGCCGACAATGAGGTGGCCCTGGTTATCACCAAGCAGGCCGAGCATTCCAGCAACGGTATCCTGACCGGTGTCCGCGAACGTTGGAACCTTCAAGGCCGGCTGCAAGCCGACGGGGCGGCGGCGATCACGGCCGCTATCAACGCGCTGGAAGCCGCTTACGCAGACGACGGCAAGGACCTTGAGCTGCTGACGTCACCGGACCAAGGGCCTACCTCCCACCGGATCATCAGCGTTGAGACAAACAGCGGGACCCTTGTCACGACCCGACCCAGTTTCCCCTCAAGCGCCGGTGCCGAGTACGCCACAATCCGTGATTACAATATCGTTGTCGAGGCGTTGCTGAAGTCCGGCTTTAATGACGTAGTAAGCTGGACCGAGACCATCAATATACGTGGCACCGGCGGACCGGTTTGGGGATACCTACAATCGATCAACGCGGCCCCGATAGCCCAGACGTTCGCACAGGCGTCGCCGATCACGATTACCCAACGTGGGGAAGCCGTCAAGATGGGCGGGTATCCGGTGCCTCCAGAGCCCGTCGAACTACAACAAGAGCACCAAGAACGGCGCGACATCACGCGACACCTGCCCGCCGACAACTCGCAGAGGCGACGCACAAGCTGGTCCTACGTGATGGAAGTTCTGTCGCACACCGGGCCGAATCCAACACCATTCCAAATAGACGCATAAGGGGCGAACATGGCACTCAATAGATGGATAGGCGGGGCGGCTGCGGTCGCTCAGGTGCAGACCGAGACCGTGGCCGACACATGGGCCAATGCTCAACCCGATACGCTGACCGCCACGATCAACAATAAGGACGTGGTTTTCACGGTCGGCGCCACGGAAACGGTCTCGGCTGTTGTCGCCGGTATGGTCGCGGCGTGGAATGCGTCGACCGTTCCCGAACACGCCGAAATTACAGCGGTAGATGCCGATCCCGATATCGTCTTTACCGCCGACATCGCTGGCATCCCCTTCATCCTCACGTTAGTTGCTGACACAGCCGGAGACGGTGACGTCAGTTCGGTGGCCACCACGGCCGCAACGGGGCCGAACCATGCCGACAGCGCCGCTAACTGGTCGTTAGGCGCCGTGCCCGTCAACACAAACGAGGTCATTATAGAGGATTCGTCAGTTCCCATTCTCTACGGTTTCGATCAGTCAGGGGTGGCACTGGCAAGTTGCGACATAAAGCAGTCATACACCGGCACGATCGGGCTTCCGACTCAGAACGCCAACGGGTACGCGGAGTACCGGGAACAATACCTGAAGATCGACCCGGGCGTATTGACCATCGGTGAAGGCGGGGGCACCGGCAGCGGACGCATCAAGATCGACCATGGGGCAGAGCCCCAGGTGATTACGGTCCTGGGCTCAGGAGCCCGGGCCGAGCCCGGTATCCCGTCGATTCTCCTGAAGGGCAGCGACGGGGCGAATACGCTCGCAATAAACAGGGGTGACGTCGGCGTGGCGATATTCGGAGGTGAATCTGCGGAATATGCAAGCCTCGCGATCGGCTACACAACCAGCCAACCGACCGACGCCAGAGTCATCACCGGCGGCTCGGTGACTTTACCGGTCGTGGATAAGTCCGGAGGGACGCTTGATCTGGGTGCCGCCAGCCTGACCACGGTGACTCAGAGCGCCGGCGAAATGACCTTGCGGTCTACCTCCGACATAGTGAATACGCTCAAACTCGACGGCGGGATTTGTTACGACATGGGGGGCGTCAACACGGTTGGCACCCTGACGATAGCAGAGGCCGCCGAATACAATCACGATAAGAGCCACGCCGCACGGACCATCACTAATATCACGATGGTCAAGGGCGCCATCTTCACCGATACCTTCGGCGTAACTACTCAAACCTACGGCTTCGATCTATCGCTGACTAAACTCGAAGACGTCGTCATACATCTACCGCCCAACAAGACCTGGACCCCTTCCGCGATTTAAGCCATGCCGGGACCCCAAGGCCTCGCGTTCTTCCCAGGTGTCGAGCGCGTGCTAGACTGTACTATCAGCGTCGGCCACGGCCCATCCCCCGCCGTGGCCGTTATGACTATTGCGCCCCAGGTCGGCGGCATAGCCGAGGGCGGCCGGCTGATATTTCTCTACGAGGGGCAACGATACGACTTCGACGACTGCAAGATCGACCGGGCCAGCTTCCGCCGCAACGCCGCCGGGCAAATATGGCGGCTGTCGATCTTCGACCGGCGGTGGAAGTGGGCCTTCGGCGAGATCTCCGGCTGGTACAACCAACGCCACCCCGACGGCGCGATCAAAGATGAGACCCGCAAGACGCTACATGAATTGGCCGTGCTTTGTATCGAGGCCATGGGCGAATCCGTCGCCGAATCCAGGATTGCCGACCTGCCGGCCGATTCCTTCCCCGAGGTCAAGTGGGATTTCGACGTCCCTGCCCGCGCCCTTGCGTCGATGGTCGGTGACCGTGGCTACCGTCTTCTAAATCAGCTTGACCAACGCCTAGCGATCCGCAAGGTCGGCGAAGGTGCCGAGCTACCGCCCGGCGCCATCATCGACGGCTCCGCAACCGTCGACCCGCCGGAGACACCGGACGCCGTGGCCGCGGTGGGACAGCCCGATCTGTACGAAGCGGACCTTCCCTTACAAGCCGTCGGCAAGGACCGCGACGGCTCGCTCAAGCCGCTGAAGGACCTGGCCTACGCGCCCGACGCCAACGCCCCTAACGGCGGCTTCACGGCCGGGATGTGGCCGGCGTACCCGGGCTTTGCCGAATCCGATCGCGAGCTTGCACAACAGAGCATTTTCTTCTTGTACCAGGTCGATCTATCAACTCCGGTTCGCATCCCCGGTTACGTCGGGCCCGGTGGCGGACTCGCCGCTGACCTGGTGGCCGATCGTGACCTACTGATCCTACACACCGAACAGGTCGACACTCGCCGTAAGGCCAACACCCCGCCGGACGTGTTCCGTCGTGAACGAAAGCCGGCGCGAGTGTCCGGTGTCTGGTGTCGACGCGCCGGGCCGCCGTTCAACAATACGCAAGCTGTGCTAGCGCCTGTCGCCGACGGTGACGACGCGGTTGTAGACCGTCCATTCAAGCTGGACCTGGTAAATCAGCTCGTCACGTTCGAGGACCCGATGTTCAAGAACGACGGTGGCGGCGGCGCGGCGGGCAACGGGTCCGTGGTCAATCTCCAATCACTCAGCGCGCAAGTGGCTGATCTGCGTCTGAGGACCGCCGTCAACGTCCGGCACCGCGACACCGGAGCGATCAAGCGGTACGTCCGGGAACGACAGATCGGGCAATTGGGCACCGAGACCAGATACATCCAGACGCCAGAACTTGTCATAAAACGCCGAACGCATATCTACGCCCGATATGGTGTCCCACCGGCAACCGATGGGTTCAATCCGCCGTTGCGCCAGAAGGGGGCGGAGATAGACGCCGAAGCCGACCAGGCAATCGACGGTGCCATTGCCGAATACGAGCAGACCAATCCGCAGGTCAACCGCTATATCGGACTGATAGCGGCCGAACTGGACGGCGCGATCCAGCAGATCGTGTTGTCGATCGGCCGATCCGGTGCGACGACCCTGGTTGCCCGTAACGACGAAGACTTGACCGAGACGATATCTTACCGGCAGCGACGCAAGCTGGACGAGCAGCGGGAAGACGCCGAACTCCGCCGGCAACGCGCGGCAGCGATCAAGCAGGCACCTGTCCGGAACTGGGCGGATTTGTTGGCGCTGTTGCAATGACCGCGGCCGTATCACTCTAGGGAACTTCCTAATGGGCACACGATTTTCGGGCGTCGATGACTTACAATGGGTGCCCTGTCTCGACGCCGATGGGGCGGTGGCGTTCGCGGTTCGCGAGGTCTGGGGCAGTACGGTCAACAACTCGGTCACGATCCTCAAGACCCGTAACCCGGTGGACGACACACCGGGCAAGATGTACGTGATTCTCGGCCCAGAACCAATCGCCGCCGGGGCTTACGGCCGTTGTACCTTCGCCCACGAGGTACCGAGCTACGCCAGGTACGATGACGGCGACGACACCCCCTCGTTCAATGACGAAATGGGGCCCAAGATCGACCAGGCAACGCTTGACGAAGAGGGGTTCGGCTTTACCTGTCTTGCCGCCGGAGCCGACGGTATTGTCTGGTGCATCCAGCAGCCGCGGCCGCAGGCCACGATCATCCGGGCACTCATCAACGAGGGGGGTGACGTGGCTACGAGCGACGCCAACTTCTCAATCGACAACGTGACGATCCTGGCCCCCCAGAACGCCGTTCTCCGGACCACGCCCACGGACGTCAACAACGTCTTCGACTTCGAGGGCGATAACAACGGCGTAGTGGTCTGCGTGTGGAACGACAACGCTACGGGGTCCGGGGACTTCGTGTATGATTGGGATTGTATCCAGATGGCTTGTCCTGCCTAACGGGGGGGTGGTGTTCGGCACCGAACGATCGAACACTTGTCGAACACTTGTCGAACGATCCAACACCGGGAACCGTAAATAGACGGGAGGGACGCTAATATGCCGGGCTATCCGTGTTGCTGTGAGGGGATAACTCCGGGCGCGGATTGTAGTGTCTGCGATGGCGACACACCGCTTCAGTATAGTGTCACGATTTCCGGAATGGTTGACGACGGTTGCGGAAACTGTGCTTCAGATTACAACGGCACTTTCGTTTTGACGCAAACGGGCTCGCCCTGTGTTTGGCAATTCGTTTTCCCTGAAGAACTGTGCGCCACGTCGCCGGTTATTGATAGCGTTCTGCTACAGCTATTGCCGGGCATCAGGGTGCTTGTTACCGTCGGGGCTCCAGCATTTTTTGGGACAGCGTTTGATGCTGTCCCGGGAGGAGCCGGTCCGATCGATTGCCAGTTCTCTTCTCTCGCGCTGTCGTTTTTCAGTGACGACTTCCAAGGTGACTGTTATGGGGCGTCTGCAACTTGCACGGTCACGGCCATATGATCGACTGCACCTTTCATCTTGACCCTAGGGGTAAATGGCAGTGCTCGCTGTGCGGCTGGACCTACCCGCTGAACGCCGAGAAGCCGCCACGCCGGAACTGCCCGAGCCGGAAGAGGGAGCCGGACCCGTACCCTGCCGCAGAGGCGGCTTGGATCCTCACCCACATCTGTGGGGGGTGTGCTAAGTTCCGGGAGGCTACCGGGACATGCCATTGTGGCAGGTGCCGGATCGGGTTCGACGTGATGGCCCGCCTGCGGACCGGGTTGGCCGGCTGCCCCGGGCTGAAATGGTGAGCTAGGGGGACCATTCCGACAAACTCCATTTGTCGGCGCTATTTGTCGGAATGGCTTTCCCCCCGCTTTGTTCCCGCTTTGCTCCCGGTCGATCCCCCCCTTGAACAAATCCGGCCGGGATGCGTATAGTGGCTGTGGGGCACATGGTAACCTGAAGCGAGGAGACTGCCATGATCTACCGAATAGACGGCACCGACCAGAAGACCGGCAACGACCGCGCCAAATTCGTGGTGGCCGACAGCAAGACCCAAGCTGCCGCAATGGCCCAGAAGGTGGGTATATTTGCGTCCGAGGTCCAGGAGTGCCCTCACTTGACGATCTGCCGGGCCTGCAAGGCCGTAGTGTCACGGGAAAGCCCCCAGTGCGTCGCATGCGGGGCTCCGGTGGCAAACGTGGGGAATCATACCCCAGCGGTAACCGGCCCACAGACGCAAGCTGGGCCCGACCTAGCGACTCGCATGGTAATAGGCGGACTTCTCGGGGGGCTAGTGGCCTTTGTCCTCAGCGTGCTGTACTTCGGGTAGCCGTAAGGCTTTTCGTAGCAAGCAGAAACATGTGAAGGCACTGCCCCACGGGGCACCCAGCCACCTCGCCAAGCCGGGCGAGGTGGCTCTTTTTTTGCCAAAACGAGCAATTCCCCCCGGGCAATTCTAGCATCTTACAGTCGCTTGATTTTGTGCCTGGCTCTACCCCCCCGACAGCGGAAAACTTTAGCCAATCTCAGGAATATCAGTTGACTGATATCAGAAATATGATATAATCAATGTAGACCGGGGCAATGGGAGCTACAAAGGAGCGAAACGATGACACCGACAATCAAGAGATCGATCGTTGTCCAAATCACGCACCACGCCGCAAGGTGCTTACCCTGGACGATCGTTGATCCGCTGAGCGGAGCAGATCATCGGTTCAAGACGGTCGAAGACGCGAAGCACTGGGCCGCAGGCGAAGGACACACTCCCGAGGTATCGCGGACTCACTGCGATTGCGGAGCTGAGCTACACCACGGCGACTGCCCGGCTTGCGATCCGTGGCCGGAAGATGAGTTTGACGACGAGTGATCTGCCCGTGGCCGTAGCTCAAACGGCAGAGCCGCTGATCTGTAATCAGCACGTTGCAGGTTCGAGCCCTGCCGGCCACTTTAGTAATACTAAACATAGCAAAGGAGCGAAACGATGACCATTCTGAAATGCTCCTGCGAGCACGTAGCTCAAGATGAGTTCCACGGCTCGGGACGCAGGGTCCATAACGCCGGGACCGTCAAAGAAGACGGTCGGCGTGTCTACCGCTGTACGGTTTGCGGACGCGAGCAGGAGAAGAAAGACCAATGACCTACGCCAACACCGACACGGCCCGAGCCGCGGAATGGATGGCCCAGCACCAGTGTACGCATTGGTGTAAGTGGGCGGAGACGATCTGGAAACTGTCCAACGATGCCGCGCCAAGCGACGTGTCGGAGGCGGCTCGATGCCGACTGGGCAACAGGATGCTAGCCAAGGCATTGGCGGACGGCACGGGACCCAGGGTGTCCATCGCTCACGTGATGTTTACGGCCATTGCCGACGTCTGGTTGGCGAACACGATTGAGAGCGGCTACGTGCCGCTGGGATTGGAGGCGGCGGGATGACTGACACAGAACCCAGGCGGCTGGTGAAGGCGGAACTGTGGTTGGACGCCACGGACTACGACCACCCGCATTGGCGGGAACGCACGACGTGGTCTGACGGATGTGTCGAAGAGGATGAGTGGTTTTGGCCCGTCGGCGAAGGGCGGAAGAACATCTTTTACTCTGTGATTGAACTCATCTTCAGCCATGACGAAATGATCGACGTCGAGATCGACAGCGTAGTGATTAACGGCCTCACTGGAACGTGGGAGGAACCTAGTGATGACTGAAATAAAACACACGAGCAGGCGGCTGGTGAAGGCGTCGATCTTCTGGGACGACAGGGACATCACCGAGAAGCCCGCGCACTGGCGATCGCGGACCGAGTGGTCCGACGGATTTGTCAAAGAGGAAGAGTTCCGGTGGCGCGTGCCCATCAGTCTATCGAAGGTGATACGAGACGCGCTCGTCTGGCTGGTCGACATCGGAGGCGTCAACATCACCCGGGACGACGTGAAGCTTGACAACGCGGGTGCAACATGGGAGGAGGCCAGCAATGAGGCATGATATCACACACACGCAGTTCGAGCGTAAGTGCGCGGAGCGAGGCTTTACGAGGTGCGCGATCGGCGGCTACTACCGGCTGCCGTGCGGGGTGAGCGTGTACGCGCCGAACGCAGGCCTGCGCAGAAGGAGCCAGCTAGCATACTTAATCACGGCCGATATTGAGTGGGAAGAAAAGAAGAAAAGCGGAAGAGTTGGTCAACCGGGAATGGGATGAAAGTAGAAAAATCATGAGTGACACAGAACCCAGGCGGCTTGTCAAGCGGTGATCTGGTGGGACCAGACAGGCGCACACGACAAGCCGGCACACTGGCGAGAGCGGACCGAGTGGTCCGACGGAGTCGTCGAAGAGAGTCAGACGTGGTGCTTCTGGGCGGGCGGGGCGTCCCCTAACGACATTCAAGAGGCAGTACGAAAGCTGGTGTGGTACAACAGACAACCGGTCAGCAAGTGCGACATAACTGTTGAAGGAGCCTGTGGAACATGGGAGGAACCTAGCAATGATGCAAGCTGTTAAACCACCGATCCCAAAGCCGGCGAGTGTTGTGGCGTGTCCGCTGTGCCGCGCCTGGCCGGCCGACATGGCCTACGGCGGGCGGTGCAAGTGCCGCGAATGCGGTAAGGAGTTCACCACCACCACCGAGCAAAGGACGCGCCATGAATAAAGCAGCCCTACAGACGATCGTGGCGCAGCACGCGCTGTGGCTAGCTGATAGCAAGGACGGTGCCTGTGCCGACCTCCGCAGTGCCGACCTCAGCAGTGCCAATCTCAGCAGTGCCAATCTCAGCAGTGCCAAGCTCAGCTGTGCCGACCTCAGCTGTGCCGACCTCCGCCGTGCCAATCTCAGCGGTGCCAATCTCAGCGGTGCCAATCTCCGCAGTGCCAATCTCAGCAGTGCCAAGCTCAGCGGTGCCGACCTCCGCCGTGCCAATCTCAGCGGTGCCAAGCTCAGCGGTGCCAATCTCCGCCGTGCCAATCTCAGCGGTGCCAATCTCAGCGGTGCCGACCTCCGCCGTGCCAATCTCAGCGGTGCCAAGCTCAGCGGTGCCGACCTCCGCCGTGCCAATCTCAGCGGTGCCAATCTCAGCG